CTAGCGACCGTTGATTGTACCTCTGCAAGTGATTCCATTGCAAGAGCCGTTGTTGAGGAGTTGCTACCTCCGCAGTGGTTCGAGTTTATGGATATCTGCAGATCGCACTTTGGTATGCACGGCAACCAGTACAAGAAGAGTGAGAAGTTTTCCTCTATGGGAAACGGCTTCACTTTTCAACTGGAATCCTTAATATTCTATGCAATTGCATTTTGTTGTGCAGAGTATGAAGGATGCGACACATCCGGTGTCAGCGTTTACGGGGATGATATAATAATCCCTGTGGGCGCTCGTGCTGCGTTCCTCGAAATGATGACCTACTACGGCTTTCGGATTAACCCGAAAAAGAGTTTCTTTACTACTCCTTTTCGTGAAAGCTGTGGATCACATTATTTTGAGGGTCAAGACTGTAAACCACTCTATCTGAAAGATAGACTGCAATCTGTTTCAGCAATTTATCGCCATGCTAACGGTGTTCGACGCCTAGCTTCTCGCTCCCAGTGGTACGGGTGTGATAGTAGGTTCGAGCACTGCTTTCACCAATTGAAGCAGGCGGTCCCGAGGGCTTTACGCCTCGTGATTCCTGAGTCTCTTGGTGACGGAGGTTTCATCGGTAATTTTGATGAAGCTACACCGCATGTGAAGGTTGCTCGCTCGATACCCAAGTACCAGCAATGGGAAGGGTATTTTGTGAACCACCTTGTAGAAACAGCTCACGTTAGTGATGTGCAGTATCCTGGTCTTCTTCTTGCCAGGTTGTGGGATCTTGATAAGGGTCCTGAGATTCTGGACCCTCGCAAGCCAACTAAGCTTCGACCGCAGCGGTTTGCCAGATCTTTTTGGCAAACTGCGAACTTACGTCCGGACACTCTTTCAACTGGGAACCAAGTTCCTAAGAAAGGAGTGACAAGGCTTAAGGTGGTACGTAGTTTAGTAGTACAGTGGGACGAGTTGGGTCCGTGGATTTAGCTCACGGTCCTTTTGAGTTTGTTTGAACTCTGGATGCCAATGGCCAGC